AACAAAGCACTCCGTCCCATACGTTGGGCCTGACCTTGAGACGTACACCCAAATGCTGTTAGCTCAACTTGTCTTACGCCGTAGCGGACCATGCCTTCCGGGTCTTCAACAACCTCCACCTTGGCCCGCCCCATATCAGTCTCATCATTCCAGGAGACCAAAGCAACAGTGTGACGAGTCGCCAAACTGGATCCGACATAATTGAACACGCCATCAATTACGTTGGCATTCGAGTAGGTATAGACCGGATCCCGTGGCATATCGGCTACTGCTTGCACCGACCCTTGAGCGTAATAAGCAATCCCACGAAAAACCGATGCCAAATCCTGTAAGACTTTCCATGCTTCCGCTTTATCCTGCAAATACACATTGCAGGAGAAGCGGGGCTCGGTACCACCTTTTCCGTCGGGCACCTGCTCATCACAATATTGTGCAATTTGATAAAGAGACCACTTATCCAACCAAGCTGCGGGCAGAAGACGCCCCAAGCCATCACATGCATTCGTGGCCAGGTCATAGAAGATCCAGGCAGGGTTGTCTGTCCAGGAAACTTTAAAAGTACCATCCCAGCTCCCGGAGTAAGTATGTGTCCACGCATCATAGTTGCTAGGTACTCGTACCACCCGTAAGTACAAATCAAAGGCACGCGAAGGAATACTCTGAAACTGCTTGGCATTCACACGCAGACCAACACAAGCCGACATCGGACGACGCAACTTGGCATCAGTGACCTCTGTAATGGAATCAACGTATGTAACGTCACTCACCGTAGAGTTGTTGGCATTAACGGTAGTCCGACGCACGCGCAGCATCCAACCTACCTGCGCACGTGGCAAATCAATGCGATGAGAACGTGCATATTGCTGGGTTGTCTTACCGTCGAAGGCAGCTCGTAGCACTTCTTCAAAAGCTGAGTTATCGGTAGACAACTCAATCACATACTCAACACGATAGCCAGATATGTCACCGGTTGTAGCGGATTGCTGTTTCAGACCACGCACCGACAACCCTACTCGTACAGCCGAGATATGTATGTTCTGGATAGATCGTGTGAATGGCTGGTCTGAACGTAGCTCTACATTCACCGCCGAACTAGCTTCCACAGCCGGGAAACCAGGAATGTACCGTTGGTCCTGTGTACCCGCACGGAACTCCAATTGAACATCTGTAAAATTCAGGCTGCCATCGTCATTCTCAATAGGCGTTTTGTCCAGGTATACAGAGCGCAAAGGGCTGCTACTGTTTGCAAACCCATGAATAGGACCAGCGCTGACCAGATCGATAATCGAGGCATAAGCAATACTGTGCAGATTATCCTGGTCCTCAACCGGTGTACGAGTCGAGCCACCGCCCCCCTTCCCGCCCTTGTGACCTTTGACGCTGTAGCCCCCAGAAACAGGAACGGCGCCCGCAGGCGCCGCAATGTTGTAATCAAGAAGTCTCATCACATCTGATCCTCTGAATAAATCCCAGCTGAAACTACAGCACTACCTACTATTTTTCGCCCATACCCTAGCGGAACAGGGTTCCCCTGGGCCGTCGTATTAATTGGACCATTAAAGTTGTAGGACGCTTTATTCTCTGCTTGATCCGCTGTTCCTAACCCCACCTGCATAGGCATGATCATTTGAAATACCCCGCCCAGGGTCATGCCAGCACCAGCAGCCATCAACCCATATCCAAGCACAGGATGACCACCGACAACCAAAGCACCAACAATGACTAAGCTCACACCCAGTATTGTTTGAAAAAGCCCCCCTCGTTTCGAGCCTCGAATCACGGGCGCAATCCGTATTTCTTCCTGGCCTACGGGTGCTTCCAACGCTTCCTCGTTGATATTCGTTGTGGATAGAAAGCATGCATAAGAGATGCCTCGGTCCCCCGAGGTCAGTAGTTCTCGCTCAAAACCAGGCAATAACACACACAAAGCCCGCACACCTTCTGCCAGAGAATTAACTGCCAAATGATGAACCCGACCAAAACGGGTACCGAGCTTGCCATACAACCGTATCGTGCGTAGCTCTTGACTCACCGATGCTGTGGCCATCACAACAACTCCTTATGTCGAATAATCTTGCGAGTAATCTGTGCCCAATAACCGCCGTAAGGGACTCGTTCAGATAAGTAACCATAGGCATGGTGCAGCATTGCATCGGGCACAGGGTGTAAATGCGAGGCTTCAGCCAAGGAAGAGGCCCCCAAATACACCCCCGCATGATTAACCCGATCGCTACGCAGCTGCATAAGGATCACATCACCAGTTTTGGGACCATCCTCAACTTCTACAAAACCAGCTTTGGCAAAGTTATCAAGATACAGTTCTTCATCCCCCTCCCACCAACCATCCTCACGTTCAAAGTCTGGCAAAACCACTGCCCGTTCACGACGATAAAAATCCCGCACCAGGGTGTAGCAATCTAGTACCCCGTGATAAAACTGACGACCAATCAGAGGGGCCTGATAACCTTCTGGGCGGAAGGACTCCATCTCGCGTACCTGAGGAGTACCTGCACCTGGCATCACTGAAACAATCAACCACTCCAAAGGTTTTACATATTCAGCCATTGCCTCGCATGCCACACGATCCGCCTGGCTGGGCGCAGCCGACATATTCGGATGTGAGTGCACAAAAGCGATCAACTCACCTTGCTCCTGGGCTTGCACCCAATCCTCCGGACGAGTTATGAAAAAATTTTCAGGCTCGCTAGCCACATTCACTCCGGGCACATAAATTTCCTTGCGTCCTTTAGCCACCACAAAACCCACTGCCTCACGTGGATACTCAGCCAAGGCGTGCGCATTAATCGCTTCTATGGTTTTTTTATTCATATGACACCCATAAAAAAAACCGCCTATAGCGGTCATCCAATACATCGCAATCGTTAACGGAGGCGATCAGCCGCCGGTTCACCACCAAATGAAATCTCTGCTTCCTCAGGTTGACAGTTCTGAACACTAGCCCACCGCAACTGGCAACTACGGACAAAACCAGGACAACGATCTAAAGCAGGGTCCTGCACTGGCTGATCATTCTTATCAAACATGGCTGAACCTGTGTAACCACAATAAGGCCCACGATAGCCACCGATACGCGTCCAAGAGCAATACGTCATAATTTGGCGTCCTGGCAATCGCTGCCCCTGGAAATCCAACGGGCTGGATAACTCAAACTCTACCGCTTCGGCATTACTGGCAGACCTCTGCTCAATCAGCCACACCTCAAGAGGAAAAGACTGCGTAGGATCTGCCCCAGGATTACCCTCCGGGAAATTAGCCTCATCAAGATATTTCACTAAGGTACGATGCCGAATAAATCGTGTACCAACTAAATCCCCATACATCCGGCACAAGGCGGAAATCACCCCTGGCACAGGCTTGCCCTGAGCATCCACACCAATGTTTCCCACCTGCACTTTAGGAGTCGCTTGGCGCCCTTCACCTGCGCGTTTAAATCCTGTCGCTTGAATAGCCCATGGCTCATACCTTTTTCCTTGCCACCAAATCGGTGTATCTTGCGAATAGCCATGAAAACGAAACGTGCCAGCACCAATTTCTTCAGCATCAAGCTCAAACAACTCCACGATGGCACCAGGCTCCAACTTTTGTAGATCTGCAGTAATCGTCATGGTTGAAACCCCTTCTCAAAAGTTGCGGACAGTCGCCAAACATCGGCGCCTTGATGTTCCTGCGAATAGGCACCACAAGTGGTAACAATCGCCGTGCTCTGCCCAGGTGGGGTCCAAAGAAAAGAGCACCATCCAGCATGTTCATCCAAAAACTCTGTGATCTCATCAATACGCTGCTGTCGCCCCAAAAACACCAAAGACCACTTGGCGTCTTTGGAGTTCATCCCTTTGCCCACCCGTTGTACATAACCATCACCCAGCTTGGCTGACAAAACCTGGAACTCAACCTCTTGCACCATATTTTGCTGTTCCGCCGCCCAAGTAAATGTATTCATCATGCATACCCTTGTTGTTGATTCCACAGTAAGCCGCCTTGCCGCATTTCACTGGCCAGCACTTTCTGAACTTGCCCGGCAATCAATTCACCTAGTTGCCTGGCATCTGCCTGACTGCCACCACTAGTCTGCATTTGGGCTGAACCATTACTAGAAATATTCACCTCGACATTAATTGGAGCTGACTGTGCGCCCCCTGCAGAAGTCTTGTTAGCTCTTTGAAGATAAGAAGTGAGATCATTATTTTGTCTAGAACTAAGCACCCGCTCACCTTTATCCAGCAACCAGGTGCCCTCACGCGGTATCTGGTCAAGACCGTCATGAGCCATCCCGCTCAAAGAAGTAGCCGCAATCATAGCGACCGAGGCGTAGCCCATCCCGCGAATCCACGGCGCTATTGCCAGTCCCTTTCCACCTGGAATCGCCATAGCCTGGGTGTAAGCGACTTCTGTATTAATAATTGCTTGGGCAATGCTAGCGGCCTTATTGGCATAAAAAAGAACCTTATAAGCTGTCGATCCCTCTTGCCCCAACGCTTTCAGCATTTGCATAGCATCACTAGTCACAGTCGAAAAACTAGATAATGTCGCTGACCGCCATGCTTCAGATAGAATCGACTGCTGCTCGTTGTAACGCGTATTTATTTCCAAAATAGCTGCAGCATGTTCCTCCTCCATACCTTCCAAGGTCTCAAAGTACGCAGCCTTTTCTGCCAACTCTTTTGCACGCCACTCATCCAGTGCAGCCTCACCTCGTGTGACATTCAATAACTCTCCAATCCCCCCTCCCAATGTACTGGTAGGCTCATTGAACTGAGGTGCTACAGAGATGCTGCTTTGCACCAGCTTTTGTATTGCATTGGAATATTCATCGGCAGACAATCCCGCCTCATTCAAAACACGGACTCTATTTTTAAAAGTATCCGTACTGCGCTCTTCCTCTGTGCTCAACTCCAACATAAGCGACTTATATGCGTCCTGGGCTACTTTTGCCTGCTCAAAAGCCTCTTTAGTTTCGAACAACGCATTTGCGAGCCCCATCTCCTTCTCTGAGGCTCCTGAAAGTCGCAGCTGATAGTTAAACATCTCACGCTCAGACATCCCGAGCACTGCTACCTGATCCTGCAACCCCTGAACTAACGGATTCACTCCCTTCTTTTGCTGACTTCCCATATCAGCCCCAGCAGCGTTGCGAGCAGCCTCTTCCGCACGCTCAACAGCTTCTAACATCTCGATCTTCTCAAGGGCTCGCTTGTGCTCTTCATCACTCATTTTCCCAAGCAGACCCTTTTCCAGATCATATCGAAGCAATGCAGCATTACTAGCTTTACCAGTGAGTGCAATCTGACGATCTATCTGGGATTCAAACTTAACAAAGTCCTCCGATGCTTGTTCCACACCAGCACTGATAGGAGCACTGAGCAACTCTGTAATCTTTTCAAACTTTAATCGCAAGCCCTCCGCCCGCGTCATCGCTACTTCGTACGTCTCAAAAAGATCCCTACTCTGGCGACTCAACTGCTCATATAGAGGCGAACTCTTATCTGGCATCGCATGCATCTGCGAGCCCAAACTCTGAAGCTGAATCTTGTAAAAAGCTATGTCCTTCCCTAAACCAACCAGTTCTTCTCCGATTTTCCACTTGGTATTCTCAAGTGCAGCCCTTCCCATTTTATTGAGTGACACACTAAGCAAATCGACCGAGCCACGGAAACTATTTGCACTTTTCTCTGCAGTATTTGCATTATTACTAAAGAGCAAAAACGACCCAGCTGCGAGTGCTGCTGTAACACCAAGCCCTACCGGCCCCCCCAACACGCCCAGCAATGCTCTACCAGTACTTACACTGGTTGATTGCACGGCTACCAAGCGCTTTGTGGCAGCCTCGTCCGCCAGCTTTGCTGTTGCCACCTGCGCATGGGTCGTAGTCAACCCAAGATTCGCTTGTGCGCTTGCCAAAGCCGCAGCCGCAGCTTGTGCTTCCGCTCTGGCAGCAGCAAGCGTAGCAGCAGCCTTGGTATGGCTCGCCACAGTGGCACTCACAGTTGCCGCAACAGCACCAATCGTCCGCGACGTATAGACCCCCAGTGCACCCAGGGCCACAGTCCCCAGAACATCTGCAAACGACTCAAAATTCTGGGAAATGAAGTTGATTCCCGAAGCCAACAATGTCGTTGCTTGCAAGGAGTTATTCGTATTGCCTACGTACTCGCTAAATGCCGAGTTCAAGTTTGTCAGCGCGCCACTGACTGTCTTGGGCATCAACTCCAGTTGCTGCAAGGCAGGGATATAAGAAGATGCCAAACCTTGAGCCAACATCTGGGCAGACATCTGCCCACTCCTGCCCAACTGATCAATCTCTGCCGTCGTTTTCCCTGTGCTGTCGGCCATATGGGAAATCAGGGAATCAACAGTACCAGTAATCTGCGCCCAGTCACTGGCATTAACTGCACCGGTACGAAACGAATTGGCAAACGCCTCCATGGCGACTGCGCCGCTATCTGCACTAGCCCCATTCGTTGCCAACAGTCCAGAAAAAGCCCCTACTGCATCCATGCTTTGATCAAAACCAAGACCGATCTCCCGCAAAGCCGGGGAAAGTGCGATGAATGCTTCACGTGTTTCATCAATAGGGCGGGATGTCGCCTGAGCAAGCTGCGCCACTCGTGCCTGGGCCTGGTCGTACTCGCCCAAAGACTGCGTCGCAACCGCCATACGCTCGGCATAGCTATCCCACTGCTCGGCCATCTCAATCAAATCCATGGCCGAAAAACTACTTAAGGCAGACTTCAACACTCGGTCCATCACAGCGGCTGAGGCAGCACTTGAGAGGGTCGCATGACTGACGCCAGCCATACTGCCATTGACTCGATCCGACATGGCCGCAACACGAATGCCGGCCGCCTCCATTGCATTTAGGGCAAGCGTCAGATCTTTGGCACCTTGCTCCGCCGACCGAGTATCGAGCGTAATAGTCAATCGAGACTCTTGCGCCATTCAAATTCTCCAGATAAAAAAACCCTGCCAAAGCAGGGAAAACCGCACATAGACGCTGATTCAAATCTCAGGACCTGAACCCTATCAAAACAATTGGGCCAGCCAGGTAAACGTGCAACCCCAACTGGCCCAACTCCTGCTCCCACCACCAGGCAATCAACTGCGTTCCAAGCGATCAAGCTCAAACACAGCCATATCCAGTTCTTGCCGGGGCAGTGGGGTTCCGTATGCCTGGACCACAGCGCTTATGTTCTCGGTAGAAAGGGGCAATGGCACCGCACCGCCCATTCCGACAACGACACTCCGACAACGGTCTGCAGCACAATAAACACGGATGACATGATCCGTAATGGGATCACTGGGAGGTTCATCCGGGATCTGAGCACCGAGAGTCGAATGAATCAGCTTGCGCTTTTCATTTTGCCCGGCCCACTCTTTTTCCCACTGGAACCGGGCGAGGACTTTTCCACGGTTTCCTGGGCCTCCTTCTTCGCATTGGCCGCAACATGGGCCGCTGTCGCAATCACCCAGACAAAAAGGTCTGTGTTCTCTGACAACAACTTGGTCGCATTCTCGGGCGAATAAGGAATGACATTGCCCGCTTCATCAAGGACCTCACCCTTCCAGTCCTTGACGATATACGTGCTCAACAACTGGCACTGAACATCATGCTCGCGGACATCGTTACTTGAAACACGAATAGCCGCCAGTGAATGCCCTGCATCTTCCCGTGCAATCAAGCGGCGAGCTCGCTCCAAGGCTATTTGATAAGCCTCGGTATCAAGCGCCGCAATCTTGAAAGACACGTCCTCGTCATAATCCTCCCACCGCTCCTGACTCAGCACCGATTCCAGGCGATTAATCTTCAAAGCCATGCCATCACTCCTTAAGGTGCAGGCGCAGCAACTGGGCTACGAGTCAGCACGGGAGTTTGCTTGGCCACGGTGAAGTTCAGCTCCACTTTCAGAATGTCGCCCTTGGCACCGTTAGGCAGGTCACCATCGACCTCAATGGCGGGCAGATCGATCTCGTACTTGTTGCCAAGGGAGTCGGTGATCGGGAAGGAAATGGCGATCGGGGTGCGTTTGAACTGGTTCTTCCACAGCTCCCAAGCCTTCTGGGACCAAGCCAGGGTCACTGTGCCGGTGATGGCTGCTGCGGTCTCAATCAGGGCGCCGGGGCCCAAACGCTCGGCACCAAAGCAACGTTGGGTCTGCAGTTGATTGTCGATATTCAGGGTCAGGCCCGATACGCAAGCCTGGCCAGCCAAAGACACACCATTGGCTTTCACATCGCCCACGCTGATCGAGGACATGAAAGGTGTTTGGCTGGGCTCGGCCGGATCGGTGGCAAAGGGAGTTTCCTTGTCTTCGTAATCCAGGCAAGACATGGTGAAGGTCACGGTGGCTTTGCCTTCTTCAGGCACTTCCAGGGCAAAGGTGCTGACATGTGCACCCTTGAACAGCGCGTAGACATCCACGTCACGATAGGCTTTGGCCAGGCTGAAGGTGCTGCGGGTCTCGCCCACGCTCAGCTTGTTCTCTTTCCACTCGCCGTAGAAGGCAGCGGCCAGCAGCTCGTCAAAGGTGCCGTAGGACAGTTCGCCCGTGATGTCGCCACCAATATCAATACTGGTCACGATCGAACCCTGACCAATACGCGAATCGGTGATTTCTTCGGACTCCTCTTTGTTCAGGGTAGGAGTCAGTGTGTTGCCGGTAACGCGCAGCGTCTGCCAGCCCGAACCGGGGGTTACACCGGGAACGGTTTCTTTAACCAGGTAGCTAGTAACTTTAGCGCCAGAACTCATAATGCATCTCTCCTGTATGCAGGCAAAAAAAAACCGACGCGAGGTCGGCACAAAAAAACAGGTAAAAAATCAACCGGCCCGGAACGGGACGGTCAGGTTGATCTGGTAAAACTCTTCGCGTTGTGGCCGTTTTTGCGGGTCATCCGCTGCCACGTCGACCTGGCTCAGGCCCAGGCATTCCAACGCTCCTTCAGACCAGAAGGAAAAGTGTTCATCCACGGCATCACTCAGGCGATCCAGCTCCTGACGCCCCTGACCCAAACGATCAAAACACTCAATCAGAATCTCGCCCGATTTGCGGGTGTAGGGTCTCGCACTCATGCCCGAGATTTCCGAGTCGGTATTCTTGATCAGCAGACGGCACCAGACGCCTGTATCCGGCGGAGTAAAGGCCGCGTGCGCATTGGGATACTCGATGCGCTCCTGAGCAATCCCGGTCAATGCCACCATGTGATCAATAATGGCTTTACTGATCTGTTCAAAGTTCATCTTGTGTAGTTCTCCTGAACGGTCCTGGCCATCTGCTTGACGGCCAATCGACGACTGTGCGTGGGTTGCTGTGACCAGGCATAAAAAAACCCCGCAGCAATTTCTTGCTCGGGGTTGTTTCGTTTGCATTGGACGCAACTTTGCACGCCCATTATTGCAATTAGCCTTGCAGATTCATAGCGGACCATGTTGCAGACTGCAACGCCAGGCGTAAAAGGCAGAGGTTTCACCCTCTTTGATCTTGTCCACCTGGCCTGAATCCTGCAACTGCACCAGCACACGCTTGACCCCTTCGCGCATGGCGTTGCGTTGGGCCGTGGACAGCTCCATGCCTTTGCTGACGTGCCGCACAATCTGGATCATACGGAACTCTCGTCCCGGATAGGCCGCTAACAGGTCTATGACTTCGGCTGCATACTTCACCGCAAAATCTCCTTCTCGACTGTAATTCTGAAATCCATCAAATGGCGGCGGTAGTCTTCATCCCGAAGGACCGCGCCAGTCACCTTTTTGATCCACAAACGGGCTGTGGTCTGACGTTCGCTGGCGGTCAAATGACCGTACTGAGCGTTCTTGCGCGGGTACTCGGCCTGGATGACCATGGCTTGGTAATGCGGCAGGCGCTGGTAGAGGGCGTCAACCGCCAAAGCGTGGTCTTGATGTATGGGCCTGAAGTCCTCTTGCCACGGAACGTAGCGTTCCATATTGCCCACGGTCTGCCCAGACCAGCACCAACGGGCCCAGTTCCAGAGCAAATCGTCGCCGCTCAGACCCTGCTTTTTTTCTGCTTTGATTGTCATGTGGGTTCCTCCTTCAAGCCCGATGAACGGTGATGCAGTGCATCCGGGTCAGCAAAATTCGTTTGATGCTTTGGAACAGGCTTTCTGGATCGCCGCTTAGCTGCACAATGCGATCGCCGCTGCTGTTGTCCGTGTAGGCAAAATCCGCGATATAGCAAATCCTGCCGGCAGGTATCAGGTGGCTGAAAAGCCGTGGCACCAGACTCCAGGATGGCTGCTGTACCAAATGCCTGATCTGGCCGCTCCGCTGCAAAGCCAGCAGTTCTCTGTAGCGATGGGCAGGTGCGCCGGTGATCGCCTGATGCACCTCTTGATGACGCCGTCTTATCAGATCCATGGCTGGTTCACTCCTTGCCCAAGGCTGCTTTGGCCATCTTCAGCACAGCCAAGGAACACGCTTCCGGGCGGGCCAAGATCCGATTCGCCCAGACTCGCGGGTCCTTGTCGGTGTCGCCCGAAATCACCTGAGCCAGATCGCGCACGCGTCGTTGCCCTTCCCGGCGCCCTTGCTCCCAGTCTTGCGGGGAGGTCAGGGCCAATCGAGGCGGCGGGATTTCTGGCCACTGTCCTTTGGCCAGGTGATCTCCCAGCACTTTGTGCCAGCGTTGTTCCAGCTGCGTGTAGGCCTGATTCAGCATGTCAAACTGTCCAATGCTGATTGCTGCGTGATAGATAGCCGGGTGTGACCACTCGCCCATTTCTCCTCGCACTCGTGCTTGCATACCACGCACAGCCTGGAAAAAGGCGGTTTCTGGTTCCAGTTGAGGGCGGCACGCGCGCAAGAACTCCGGCAAGCTGGGGGGCCAATCAAACATGCGACGGCAATTCTTGATGCCTAGTGCCACGTCATTGGGCGAGACACCTTCCTCGTCAAAAGCTTCGGCCCAAGCCTGTTTCCAGTCTTCAATGGCTTGCTTGTCCCGAAAGTTGGAGCGGAACTTGTTCGGATAAATGCCATTGAGCCGGTTATACAAATGGTCCATCAGGCTGATGCCTTCCAGCTTGGTGTGGCGCAGCAGCCAGGGGTTGGAAAAATCAGATATCGATGACATCGTCTATCTCCTCGCGTTGCCGATGACGGTTCACATAAGCCAGGGGATCAAAGCCCGACGCCTGACCTGCACGGGGCTCGTTGCGTCCTTCCAGCCAGCTGGCCTTGCCCCCGCGCCAGCCACGCAACATGCACTCGGCCAGAAAGTCGTCCACGCTGTAGCCCATCTCCAAGGCACGGTGGGCTTCGGTACCCAGGCGGTTCAGGGCGGTTTGCGTCAAGGGCGCTTTGATCTCGCGACGATGACGCAGATAATCTGCGATCACTTCGGCACGGGGTTCAGCAGGCCAGGCAGAGAACTCCAGCGCCGGAGCCTTGCGACGCACGTTTATTTTTTCTTTATCTTTTTCTGTATCTGTATCTGTATCTCCTTCTTTATCTGCCTCTTTATCTAGCGCGTTACCCGGCCGTTTCGGTAACGTTACGGACGCGTTACTGCCTTCGTTACCGTCTTGTTCCTGTTTTTTTCTGGCCCGAAAACGCGCCACCCGCTCCGCGCTGCTGTCGGATTTCATCTGGCGTTTGTCCCACGCCAGAGGCTGCAAAGTTTCCTGGTCGATCAGGCCCACTTCGCTTAAGCGGCGCACCACATCGTCCAAGGTGCGCAGGTCCAGGCCCAGCTTGACGGCCACCTTGCGCAGCATCAGCGTGTCTTCGCTGTCTAGCACGCCCTGCCCTTTAAGGCAGAGCAAGGCCACGTAATGCCATCTGTCCTCAAAAGCCAGCAGACGCAATTTCTCGTCGTCCACCATCTCGGTATAAGCGCGAAACCACGGCATATTGCTCATAGGCACGCTCCTGACTGTGTAAGCCAACGACAAGCAAACTCGTGTCGATGGTTGTGAATACGTGTTTTCATGGCACCCCCGCCTGAAAAACCGCACGCCTCTGATGTATTTGCAAAAATATGACGCGCAGCAGGATCCCTGGCCCAAACAGGCCACGAACATCCGATTGATAGGCAATGCCCCAAGGGCACAAGAACTGCGTCACCCCATGACGCAATCGAACTGTCAGGCATGGCTTGCAAGCCAAACCCATCGTAAATGCTTAGATATTTCTAGAGCTTTCTTTGGGTGCTGGGGCGGGCACCACCGGGTTCATGTGATGGAAGACCAGTTGCCAGACGCGCGGTATGACACCAGCCTTCTCCCATTGAGATATGCGGCCTTTGCTCAAGCCCGTGATACGCAATACGGCTCGGCGACCGCCCATTTCTTCGATGATGTGTTTAGCGTCCATGCATTGAGTATAGATAGTTCTAAACGTAAAGAAAAGAAATATCTAAACCTATGTTTAGTTTTTTCTTGTTTTAATGTCGGGTATGGATATTTATTCGATTCGCCGCAGAAACCTGCAACGCCTGATTGAAGACCGCGCTCACGGCAACGCGGCTGACTTTGCGCGCTCTATTGGGCGCACACGGGCGCAACTGGCCCAGTACCTGTCATCCACTTACAACGGTGGGCGCAGCATTGGCGAACGAGTGGCGCGGGCCATAGAAAAAGAAGTGGGTCTGGAAGCGCATAGCCTGGATCAGCAAGGCTATGGTTTTGGGGCCAAGCACGGTTTTGACTCCAACGTGCAAGACGCCATGATGGGCGAGCGGCGTATCCCCCTGCTGAACTATGTACAGGCAGGTGTGTTTCGGGATCCCGGTCAGAACTTCACGTTTGAAGAAGTGGAATATCTGCTGACGGACCTGTGTCTGTCCGAGCGTTCCTTTGCCTTGCAGATCAAGGGCGATTCCATGTTGCCGGACTTCAAGGAAGGCGACCGGATTATTGTGGATTGCGAGCTCACGCCCCGCCCCGGTGATTATGTGGTCGCCAAAAACAGCGAAGAAGAAGCCACCTTCAAGAAATACCGGCTCTTGTGCATAGATGAAGGTGGGCAAGAAATCTTTGAGCTGGTGCCGCTGAACGAAGACTATCCTTCCATTCGCAGCGACCAGCATGCTATTGAAATCATCGGCACCATGGTGGAGCACCGGAAATACTATCGGCGTTCGTAAAAAGCTGGCAGCGCAGGCTGCCATGCATGATGCGGCTTAACGCTTTTTCATTTCCTGATCAACCTTCTCCATCCAGGCCTGATCACAAGGGACGGGCTGTGCTGAGCGCTGACCATACAAACGGATATGCACCACGTTGCACCACTCCTGCGAGCCATAGTCAGGGCCATGCCCTTGTCCATCAGAGACAGCCAATTGACGATCCACCTTTTCCAGCCAGGCTTCGCTGCCGACTTTCTCGGTGGGCACCGTAGTTTGGCAAGCGGCTAACAATAAAGCGGGGGCAAGCATCAAGATTCGCATGACAATATCCAAATAAAACCTCTGCTATAACAGAGCATCAAAAAACTATTATTTTTCAATGCCCCTTTTATAACAAGACCATTGGGGACTCAAGCTCGTCCCTGGCATGTGAGACAAGAATGAAATGGCTGTTCCTATGCCTGATCATGGTATTGCTACCTCTGAGCACGCAGGCAAGAAACACTCCCTGCTCAGGCAAAAAAGGTGGCATTTCCCACTGCGAGGGGGAAGTCTTTGTATGCCGTGACGGTTCAGCCAGCGGCAGCAAGCGGTCGTGTCCTGCGTACACCGGCACTACAGGACAACGTTCGCAGTCCAGGCCACAGGCGCTGCAATCCAGCAGCGCCTGCCCCTGCTCCAGTGGAACCTATTGCACCGGCCCTCGTGGAGGGCGCTATTGCGAAACCAGCACAGGTAGCAAACGCTATCAGCGCAAATAAGGGGACAGCCTGCGGTACTTGCTTAGCAATTGCCCTTTTTAGCCTGGCCGGGTGGACAGTGACGCTGCCCATATCCACCGTAACCATCCGGATCCACAATCACCGAACCCCTGGGAGTATGGACGGCACAGGCGGAAAGAATAGCTGTCATGGTCAAAGCCAAAATAAGTGTTTTCATCATTATTCTCTGGGTTTTAGACGCGCTCATTGTGCTCCAAGGATAAACAACAAGGTGCTACCAATCGCGAGCAAATACAGTTGGGCCTCCAGATGCTTGAATCTCTTGCTCTAGCCGTGGCTACGCTAGGCACAAACACAGACTTTATGTAATAATTGCGGACTTGTTGCCCCTCTAGCTCATGCTTGGTTAGAGCAGCGGACT